TTGTCCAATGTTTTTTCATCTATATTAACTGTGTAAATATTATTTGTTGTTGGTGCTTTGGACGTAATAACGGTATCAAAATACCGAAGTCTTACGGATTCAACAAAAGACGGGTCGACAATTCTAATACTTATTAATAACGCTAAAGTGACTAGTGATAACCATGGGCTTAATAAAATCTTACTTATTAATTTTTTCATGTTGGTCCTCATTTTGATTGTTTAATGAAAATTACATTTGTTGTTTCATCTTGATTTTGTAAATCCACTTTAATACCATCTTGTATGATGGTCATATTATATCCTCTGTCTTTATTAATCAATATTGTAACATCGTGTGTGGTTGTTCTTACGATTTGCCAATAAGTATTTTTATCAAACACATATACTTTATTCGAAGAATTGTACCCAGCAGCAAATGATGTAAGTAAAAATTCATCAAGAGCATTGGTCAATAGGTCTTCATTCAATTTATTAATATCGAGTTCATCAAAGCTAGCGTATGGGTCAACCCATACTTTTATATCCAAAGCATTCTTATCCAATTCCGAATAAGATAAAGCATCCTTAGTTCTAGTTTCTTCTATTAATTGTTTTAATACTTCTTTCGGTGGTTTGACGATTAACATATTGTCAATCATTGATTCGCTTAAATTTAATATAGCGGGTCTAGATGGTTTGGTTTCTGAATTGGTTGTAAATGTTGCTTCGAATGGTTTATTTAGTACAACAATACCTGCCGCAGTTAGAACTTCAATTGACCCAACTGAACCGTCTACATTTGGTAATAAAATAATAAGAGATTGGCCTATTTCATCTACCGTCATGGTAAATGCAGTACCACGAACCGCAACTGTGGCGGTTGGTGTATTAATAGCTACATTCTTATTGTTTTCATGAGCAATATTACCCGAAGCATATCGAACAGTACCTAACGCCACTTTAAGTGCTAGTTTGCCCGCACCTTTAGATTTGGGGTCATATACAAAGTCATCGATTGTTAATTTGGAATGTTCGGTTACTCGAACTTTGGTGTCATCTTGGAATGTGATGCCAACAACGCCATTGCCGGTTGAAATATTATCCATAGATTCGATGCCGACATTTAAGCCGGCATCTATCTTGGACTTTTTACGTTGAATCTCGCCTAATCCTTTTTCTTCGGTAATTTTACCGATTGCAGCCAAAGAATTAGTGCTGAGTAATAGAAGTAGTAGTACCAGAACCCGTAACATTAACAGTCACACTATTTGGATTGGTTACACCATTTTGAAGTACGGTCAATGTATTACTATCACCTATTACACTTGATTTGATATTATGACCACCGGTTAAAGCTGTTCCGTTTGCACCAATCTGAGTTGTTGTGTATGTATTTGAATCTCCAGTAATTGTGAACTCGTTGATTGTATTTTTACTGTTGATATTGTTTGTCAATGAATTTGAACCACCTGTAAGTGTGGTTGACAAATTGTAATTTCCAGAATCATTTGTAACACCAATATTCAAAGTGGTTGTATTGTTATCACCAGTAATCGATTGAATTAATGAGCCCGAACTTGTTCCCATGTTACCCATGTTAAGAACTGAGGTATTTGTATTACCATCTTGTGTGATATTTGCAGTCGAATTGCCGCCAATAAAATTACCAGTAATAGAGTTGTTCATACCATTTTGGTCAATAGTTAAACTCATGCTATTGCCATCAATAGCAAATGAAGTACCTGTTGACGTATTGGTATCACCAACGTTATTATTGGAACCCGTTTGTGTTATACTTATTGATGATTGGTCGGCATTGGTTTGGTCTATGTAAACCGAATTGCCCCCTGTGTCTGCCATTGCACTGCCTACTAATAACAAAGCCATCACAAAAGTGATTAGCTTACTGTTCATTCTGTTACTCCTTATTGTTTAAATTGCCAGATGCCCTTTTTTTCGCCTTGAATTATCATTTCTTCAACAGCTGATTGAATAGCTGCTTTTAAAGCATATACACCCGGTTCATTGCTTGTTACACCAAACTCATTTTCAAAACTTTTTGTGCCGCTATCATAAAATTTAAATACTGCTACAGATTCAGCCACACTTAGTATCTTTTTTTCAGAATTAACTGTCAATAAAACTTCACCAGTACTTACACTGACAACCCGAATGCTCACAGTTACCAAGTCTTCCTGATATTGTGTATTCGGACCAATCCCAAGATATCTGATACCAAAACCACCAGTTTTAACATTGGAGTCATATGAAACTATTGCGCCTTCAATTAACATGCCTGCATATAACACAGTTCTCAACGGTGTCACATCTTTCACTTCTTCACGAGCAGACCTAATTAATTGTCTTTCTTTTAATAAATTATCTAAATTTACTCTTTCTACTATTCTAAACCATTTTCCATCACCGACATCTTGTAATGATTTAATCAATAATGTCTCACCACCTTGTGTTACGGCCGATGACAATTTAGCTATATTTCCGCCATCTTTTCTTTGCCCTGTTTTGTCCGTGAATGAATATACACCAACAACGATTTTACCGTTAGATGGCTCTGATAATTTTCTTTTCACGGGTTCGGTAATTGGTTGCGGTTGGTCCTGTTGAAATTTTACAGGTACACCAACACAACTAGTTAAACATAACAATAAAAATAATACTAATATTTTCATGTTAAAACTTTAATTGCCCAATAGGAATTTCCACTTGGGTTATATTGCCGTTGGGGTCAGTGACAGTCAATGAAACCATATCTGTCGTTTTTACATATTGAATGGTATTGCCCTCAATTTCCACCGTACCACTATTTTGAGGATTTTCACCAAATAGATTATTAACCAATTGTGTTGATAGTTGAGCGTAAACCCTACTCTCAAAATTGTTTAAAAATTTCTGTAGATTTGTGTTCTTAGCAAGCGCCGCAGCTTCTTTAGCATCTGCTAATCTTTTATCATCTATTGCTTTTTTGCGAGATGTTTCTGTATTTTCTAATGTTTGGACATGTGAAGAATAACCAATCCCACTAAATGAAGGTGATTTGAAACTATAATCTAATTGAGCAGCATTAACATTGCTTGCTAAAATTAGTAATAATGGTGTCCATTTAAACATTAGTCTTGTTATCCAAAATAACAGTATAAAACATCATAATTGTCAACTAGAAGTTAACTAAGTCAAATATATTCAATGTGTTAGTGATTTATCCTTCGCCAGCTGACGCTGTGTTATCGTCTTCTGTTTTGTTCTTTTGAATCTTTTCGTTGATAGCCATCTCAGCTTCAACTCGTTCATGTTCGATTGTCTTACCACGTAAATGTAATACTGTATTAACTTTTTGGTTCAATCGAATTAAATCGTTGTCTAACATCCGTATACGGTCAATAAGAGCAATCAATACTGTATTAGCATCATTGATAACAGGTTTTACTTCTTTAGTGGCCCATTCAAATACATATTTGATAATGAAACCCATTCCAACGGCCATGACAATTGGAAAACCATACTTATTGATTAACTCGACTACATCCATACTAGTATTGCGCCTATAATTAAACCTGCTATAAATGAAAAAACCATATCTCTACTTGTCCATATCATAAGGTCTCGGTCTGCTTGAAAATAAAAATCATATTTTCTGAAAAAGTTTTTCATTAGCCACCTTCCCATATTTGCCGAGGTGGTTGTTTTACGAATGTAATTTTACCATCAACAACAACAGCTTTAAATAAATCCCCGTCTTTTAGATTTATTTTGTCAGCAGTTAATTCTGGATCCATCTGAATAGACCCATCTGTTAATAATAGAAATGTGTAATCTACAAATATCATTAATCTCTCCTTGCATCGTTCTTGCCGTCAGCTCGAGCAATTCGGTCGACATCAGGTTTTAATCCCAACGCATTAGATACAACAGTATCAATGCGCACAACGTCATGGTTCATTGTCCTAACTCTATTATCTAGAGCGGTAATAATACCAGCCATCCCCTTGATAGAACCTAATACACCACCTAATAATAACTTGATGGTTAAAAATACAAAATAACCACCAGCTAAAGCCATGGCAACTGGGAAACCAAGGTCTCCAATTAATTTGAATATATCATTCATAATAATACCTTAACACTTTATTAAAGTATTTATGCTTGACATGTCTTTAAATATGATATATAATCTATTACTTGTTGATAAAAGGAGATTGTTATGGAAGTTATAGCATTAAAATTAATTAGTGGTGAAGATGTATTAGGTGAAGTGGAATCACAATCTGAGACGGAATATGTGTTTGTTAATCCAGTGGGTATCTCAATTGTTCGAGGTCAAGACGGACAACCAAATGTTGGATTCACTCCGTTCCCAATGCACGCTGAACAGAAAAGTGGTGCAACAGTTACAATTAAAAAGAAACACATCGTTTATGACTATGTTCCCGCAGAAGACTTTATTGCTAATTATAATCAAATATTTGGCACAGGCATCATCACACCTACAAAACAAATCATTACAGGATAATAATGTTTTATACAAGCGTCCAATCAATAGGCAACTATATACTATATCGTGGTGTTAAAAATGGTAAACGATTCAAACAACGAATCGAATATCAACCAACACTTTACGTTCCAGCCAAGAAAGTTACCAATTATACCACTTTGAAAGGTGAATATCTTGAACCTTTCAGAGCTGGTGGTATCCGTGATACCAGAGATTTCGTTAAGAAATATGATGAAGTTGATGGATTCAAAATCTACGGTAATACACGATATGAATATGCTTTTATTGCCGACCATCATCCAGAAATGGTTGATTGGGACCAAGAAAATATATTAGTTGCTGTAGTCGATATTGAAGTTGGTTCTGAGAATGGGTTTCCAGACCCATATAAAGCTAATGAACCAATCACAGCTATTGGTATGAAATATATTGGTGGCGATATGTATGTCTTTGGTTGTGGTGATTATGTGACTAAAGGTGATGAAATTTACATTAAATGTAATGACGAATATTCATTATGTAAGAAGTTCTTAGACCTATGGACTAAAGATTGCCCCGACATCATTACTGGTTGGAATACCAAGTTCTTTGATATTCCATATATCATCAATCGGTTCCGTAAAATTCTAGGTGAAGATGAAACTAAAAAGTTATCACCTTGGAACTATATTTCAGAACGTAAAACAGTTATCAATCAACGTGAACAGATTGCCTACACAATGGAAGGCGTCGCATCACTTGATTATATTGAGTTGTATAGATGGTACGCTCCTGGTGGAAAGTCACAGGAATCTTATAAATTAGACCACATCGCTTCAGTTGAAGTCGGTGAGAATAAAATTTCATATGATGAATTTGATAGTTTACACCAATTATATCGGTTAAATTATCAGAAGTTTATTGAATACAACATTAAAGACGTTGAATT